CACGAGCAGAGAAGTTTATACCCCAAATATTATTAAGTGGGATGTCGTTCGTCCAATCTTGATGGAGACGTAGACGCTTTCGAATCGAGTTAGGCATTTAGTAGATTAACGCTCCTTTGTATAGAAGTGATAAGATACAGTAGCATCAATCTGTACTGTAGCACCTGTACCACTTGCAATGTCGTAACCAATATCACTAATATTACGAAGAGAAGCACCAATAAGCTTATACTCTGCAACTGGCTCAAGATCTTTATCAAGCTGAGCTAGTTGAATGAAGAAATCATCATCAGGAGTACCATACTCACCAGTAGATGTCTGATCATCGAAAAGAGCACGTGAAGCTGTCTCGAAGTAATTACGCAGAGAGCTTTTAGCGTCGAGGTAAAATGATAGAGCGTAGCTTTCTGAGCCTGGATATGTTGCAGCACCTGGAACATTTAAGTTGAGACCCATATAAGGTACAGCTACGTTTCCAATAGTGCGACCAGGTAGTGAAGCTGTCTTAACATAAATAAGATCACCTTCTTCTAGAGCTGGTACACCTTGAAGCTGCATCTGCGTTACACGGAAGAGAAAATCACGCGAGAAGTCCTTATCGGCAGCACTACGATAGAAGTTTTGGATATTTTGATTTACCGGCATATGAATATTTATGCTAATTGATCAGAGATCAAACAAAAAAAGAGAAGGTCTTTCGACAATATAGTTATTTAGATCAAAACTTGGACTAGTCGAACCCCACATCCGCTGGACGCATAGCCGCGACGGGTTCAGATTCTGATGGATCAGCTTCAAATGGCGGTTTTAAAAATTCATCAAATACGCCATTAAGCGCGGTTTGGATCTTATTAACGAGGTCAGGCTGACCTTCAAGACCAAGCTTCGTAAGATCATCAACAACACCTTTAATGATAGATGCTGTAATACTTTTTTTCTTTGCAGCATCACCACCTCCTTGACCACCTTTAATATTGTCGGCACCAGATTGTTGGAGATCAGCACCAACATTTTTAATACCAACAGCAGAAGCAGCTGTACCAATACCTTTTTGAACTTGGCCTGCACCACGTTGAACAGCATCTCTAGCGGTCCCAGCTACACCTGCAACACGAGCCTTTGCTCTACTGAAGAGACCTTCTTCAATCTGACCGTATGCTTCCATCATCAACTCAAGATCCTTCTTATTCATACAGTTATTTATTACAATAAAGTTATTTTAATACAAAAAAAGAGGAGGTCTTTCGACCCCCTCTCTATATTAGCTATAAGGTTGTTTAACCTCCTATAAGCTCTTCGAAGTTTGCATCTGTTCTGGTCGCGTAAAAATTGACAAGTATGAACTCAGCTGTACGTACCGGCTTCAAGTAGATATCTACTACAAGCTCGTTCTGATCAATTACTTCACCAGTGTTATTACGCTCATCACAGACAATCATATAGTCATACAAACCATCATCAGCCTTAACACGCTCAAAGAACGGCTTAAGTGTGTTAATGACTCTGGTACGAGTAAACAATGTATTGTTCTCAAAGAGGAAGAACTGCATTGTCTTCTTCGTAATCTTCTCTAGATAGAGGAAAGTACGACGTACATTAATACGATCAAATGCACTTGGCTGCTTAAGGAGTGTCTTCTGTCCGAAGATTACATTACCTTGATCAGCGAAGTTTGCAATAGGGTTGAGGTTTACAGAGTAAAGGTCATCACGCTGACGTTGGTTAGGACTGATTGCAATATCATCTGCATCAAGAATAATACCACGATTGAATCCTGCAGGTGCACCCCATGGTCCAACTTGTGCGTCAGTAGAAGCCATCTTAGCAGCACCGAATCCAGATGATGGAACATACACATATAAGCCTGTGTAGTTATCATATACTTTCATCCAGTTAGCAAACACTGTAGCATAAGAAGTATTAGCAAGTGAGAACTGATGGCGTAGTGGCCAGTATACATCAACGTAGAAGTTACGAGCTGTATCTTTCTGAATCTTATTATTCTTACCAGTTACAAGCAACTGTCGAATTGGATCGGCAATGAATATAATATCACCACGTCCTCCATCTTTAGCAGGTCCAGCAAATGTAGCAAACTTACCGAATATAGTATTGTAAGCAGTACGAGCAGTTTCACCAGCAACACTAAGTTCACCGGAAGTTCTTAATGCTTCAATAGCCGGTGTTGTCTTTGTATCATCAAAGACATTTACATTTGCAACTATAGCTGTACCAGATCCTGCTCCTATACCAGTTGCTGTAAATAATGTACCAACAGCAAAATCATTTGCTGTACCAGTTCCTGCTCCTACACCAGTTGCTGTAAATCTAGTACCAACAGCAAATGTACCTGCTGTACCAGTTCCTGTTCCTACATCAGATGCTGTAAATGTAGTACCAACAGCAAATTCACCTGCTGTACCAGTTCCTGTTCCTACATCAGATGCTGTAAATGTAGTACCAACAGCAAATTCACCTGCTGTGCCTGTTCCACTACCTACGGCGGTTGCTGTAAATGTAACACCTACTGTATCTGCACTAGCACCTATTGCTTGGAAGTCTGTACTACCTACTGATGTAATTGTATATACTGTACCAATTACAAATGCACCAGCTGTTACAGAATTACCTGCACCAATTAGTGTAAAGTTTGTTGTACCTGTTGATGTAATTGTATATACTGTATCAACTACAAATGCACCTGATGTGACAGAATTACCTGCACCAATAGCTTGAAAGTTAGTAGTGCCTATTGATGTAATTGTATATGCTGAACCATTTACAAATGCACCTGATGTGACAGAATTACCTGCACCAATTAGTGCAAAGTTAGTAGTGCCTATTGATGCAATTGTATATTTTTCACCATCTACAAATGAACCAGCTGTGACAGCAGTATGTGGAGGATTTGTAGCTGTCGTTATGTAAGTGTGGACAGTCCCAAGACCACCTTCAGCAATAATATCAATATCGAACTTACGGTCGTTACGAACAAGATCAAGAGCACGATCAATCTTACCTGGAATACTTCCAAGAACCTTACCTTTAAGGCTAACACCACCATAAGAACCAATTGGCATGAGGTTATCAGCAAAATTAAAATTATTATAACTACCACCAGTCAAGTATTGAGTGAAAAAATTAACTGGAAGACCTGCTGCAGCGGGTGTAGTATTACCATTGGAAACTGATGCCGAAAGCGCTTGTGTATAAACTCGAATTTTACGAGTAGGTGTACCGTCATCGTTAAGCTGAATACCAGTAATTTGGTCAGATACATTTGGGTTAACAATAATGTCTATGTTACGTGACTGATCTTCAACTTGCTCAAGAGAGAAGTTAACAGGTGCCCCACCATTCTCTGCATTACGCTGGCGGTAGTAACCAATTGAACCATTATAACCTTCTTCAAGGATGTAGTTAAGTTGATTAGCTGACTTAGAAAATACTGACTGACGAAGCTTGAATACACCTACGTTAAGAGTATCGTCAAAATCACGAGTAGCAAGGTTGTAATCTGTGATACGATCTTCCATAACCTGTGAGATGGAATTAGTAGCAGGATTGTCACCAAACTCAGGAGTAGCTGTAAGAGAGAACTCAAAGCGTGAAGCTGGGATCGTGATATGAGTTGCAGATAATATATCAGAAGCAGAAGCAGTTGTAGTTAAAACAGATCCGATAGCATCAAAATCACGAGCAGGGTTCATGTTAGTATTGTCAGCAAGTCCAACATAGTAACCACTGAACAGATCGTCAATAGTAGATTGTCCTTTGTTAACAACGATTACTGCAGCACCTGACAAATCACCAACATGTGCGAATGCTAATTTAGGAGTATTACTAAAGTCAAACAAAGATCCATTTTTAAGATTAATGTATTGTGCTTGAGAAATTTCGAATTGCGTTGGTCTTCCAAGAACATATGTAGTAGCTGACGACGTACTAAATGTAGTTGCAATCTCCCCACCATTAGTCAAGCGATCCCAAACAACAGCAGGGTAAGCAAGAACACTGATCTTTGATCCGAATCCAGCTCCATTAGCTTCACCATATGGAAGACGGTTAACTAGAAGTCTTCCGGATGAGTTAAGTGCAGCGCGCGCTGTGTGATAAAAATATCTTTCTACTGGTGTCTTAGGAGTACCGTAGATTTGTTCGAACTCGGAAATATTTCCAAGTCCTACAACTTCATCTATAGGTCCTTCTGAGGCGAAGCCAGTAATATATGTGGTAGTACCTGTCTGAGCTGTGCGTAGTGATAAATCACTTTCACGAATCTCGACTCCTGGACTCTGAATTGTTCTTTTAGCCATATATTTATTTATGCCTTTTCGGCACCAAAACCATGGCTATTTGCCTACAAATAATACTTTAGTAATCAATAAGCTTTGTGTGTATTTGAGAATATACAAATGTCATTGAAGATGTAATTTCTTCTGCAGTTCTATAATTGTAGCTAAGCTCACCTAACACGACAGGAAATGCTTTTGTATATGTGAATTCAATACGCTTATTATTATATTCATCCATACCATACAATACCATATCTGTCTGATAATTAGAAAAGGCTTGATCTGTTATGATGTCATCAGCATCAAATATACCTTCCTTTTCATCATGCATAAGATCAAGCCACTTATATAGTACCCAGTAGTTATTGAAACCATTATCAATAGTGAAGTCTACTGTTACAGGAGGGAATGGCTCTTTAGCGTGAGCAGAGTTATAAAGATTTGAGCCACCATAGCCGATCTGAATAGCTGGTACATTAATCTCTGGTACAACTGCTCCAAACACAGAGAATTGAAAAGCATCTTCATTCACATTGAATGTTGTTCTGTCTGTTTTAGAGTCAATCTTTCTAAGAGCTGGTGGTAGTGAGAATACAAGAGTAAACTTATCAGCTCTACTCTTATTCAAGAAAGATTGTTTATTTTGGTTGGTGGCCATACTATTATTTATTCAAGAGGCATGA